TATTTTTTGTTTTCCTGTTCGACCTCAATCATTTTTTAGGCCTCTTTTTCTTTTTTGTCGGCTTCTTAAATAAAAAATTAAATAAAAAATATCCCCACCATGGCGTCGCCATTACTCCCCACCTCCTCCCTGTTCTAAATACGGCAGCTTGTCCTGGCGCCAATCGTCAAAGTTTTGGACCGGGGCTATGCGCCACTTGCCTGTGTCCTCGTCCCTGTAGCCGCGGGCGTCGTCTGCCCAATCCTCCGGCATATCAACGCCAAGATCTCGCCAGCTTTTCAGCTTTGGCGCTTTAGTGCACCTGCAGTTAGGATGTAACGGCGTGTCAATGCTCCCGTCGAACTCGTCGTCCTCTATACCGGCCTGGATCTCCTCGTCGGTCTTGCCGTCGCGGCCTCCGCAGCTTGGGCACACGCGGTCGTCGCCAGTCGCGACCCACTCGGTCCCGTCCATAAGATCCGCGTTTTGTTCATAGGTAGCAGACCGGCCCAGGTTCTGCGCTCTCATGATCTCGGTGCGCGCGATCATCTCTGCCCTGTTGGCCCAGGTGCTGCCGTCGCCGATCACGGCATCCACGCGATCCGCGGCCTGGCCCATGGTCTCGCCGCTAATCATAGACTGCAGGAGGCCGTCCTTTATGTCCTGGGCCATGCCGTCCGTTATTAATCCTATGCGCTCGGAAAACATGGCGCCCTGGAAACGTTCATTGACCAGTGCTCGAATCGCGGTGTCGGTCAGGATTGTTACTTTTGGGTTTATGGTGTCCGGGGTTACCTGGTCCAGCATGTAGCTAGACCACTGCTGGGCCTGTAAATATTGGTCGGCCATCCCGTTCTCCAGCAATAGGTTAGTTTTTTGGTTTAGCTTTCCGATCGTCTCGTCAATATGGGTTAAAAGCTGGGCGTCAAATTTTTGTGCCTTGACGTCGTCCAGGGTCCAGCTGCCCGCGGCGCCAAAACGCGACACGATCCGTGCCGCGATCGCGTCCTGGGCGGCTTGGTAGGCGGCCTGCAGCTGGTCCAGGTACTCATCCTCGGATCCGCGGAGCGCTGCCTGGCTCTGGTCCATGATCTTGGCGATCACCTGCTGCTGGGTGTTCACGCGTTATTTTCTCCGGGCGTCTTTTTTAAAATTAACCTTGTCTGCGCCGCTACCTGGCTTTGGCTTATCATCTTGGGGCCCAGGTGCCGGAGCTGCCTGGCTGGGCGCCATGGGCCGCGGCCTGGCCGGAGGCGCGCCCGCGTCATACATGGCCTGGACCTTTGGGTCGGTCTGCTGCTCCATTCTTATTTTTTCCTGCTCGGTGTCAAAATCATAGGTCGTGAAGCTCATCTCTTTACCGGCCGCGTTGCCTGCGGTTTCTTTGCTCCACCAGTTTTGCGCCTCTCCCAGCGCCAGCATGTTAAGTTTATCCTTGCGGTCCTCGCTCAATATCTCCGGGAAAGTCACCTCGTATGTCATCTCGATCGGCTCCTCGACGTCGGCCATGGTTAAAAGGCTGGCGGCTTCTTTCATAACGCCTTTAAAGTCGCGCCGGCGCAGTGCCTGCATAATTGATTTCATGCTGGCTTGCCGCGTCTGCGTTGCCGGGATCAATCCATTTTCGCGCGCGATGTTTATCGCCCAGTCCAGTTCCTTGCGGATCGCGTACTCCATCACGGTCTGTCGCATCTCTAAACTTTTGTGCGCGGGCTCCGCTTTCATGAGGCCGCTTTGCCGGCCGGAGCCGCCGGTGCCGCTATGAGCGCCCAGCATGTCCGGGCTCAAACCAATGCCCACGGCGCATTTTGCTTTTAAACTCTCGCCGACCTCGTCGGCTCCGCTGCTGCTGGTCCCCTTGGTCTCCAGGAACGTTGTGTCGACGGCCTCGTTCTCTATTAGCTTGCTGCCGGGCACCGGGATCCTGTTGACCTCGGGATCCTCTTTATAGCGATTCACGTCGTCGTCGTCGCCCATTATTTTAGTTTTCATAACAAACGACGCCTCGACAAAGGCCCGGAAGGCTTTGCTTTTTTGATAATCCTCCTCCAGCTTAAGCCATGGCAGCACCGGCTCCAGGTCCGCGCGGCCGCGCTTCTCGCCCTGGACCACGTTCACGCGCGTATGCAAAACCTCATTGGCCGGTATGTCATTGATAACATATTCCGACGCCTTGTCCTTGGGTTTCCAAGTTAGCTGATATTGTGTTTGCATTTGCTGGTGATAATAAAAAGGGTTATTTATATTTGTTAGCTCGGTTATTATTTCCCAAACGCTCGATGGGTCGATCGGTTGCGGTGTCGGGAATATTTTCCCGGCGTATTTTTCCGCCAGATCAATAAATTGGCTCACCAGTGGTATAGCCTCCCAGGGCGTTGTTTTTTTCCAGTCCATAAACTCGCCGGCCCAAACTGTCGACGCGCAGTTGATCCACCAGTTTGTTTGTCTGTCATTCACGCGTATATAGTCTTGTATGAAATCGTCCAGGTCGTCGTTTAGCGCCGTGACGCTTACGCCCTTTCCCATAACGTAATTGGTTTTCGTATTGACAAGCGCCTGGGCTATCGCGCTGTGGTTTTTCATATAAAAACACCAGCCGTGCGCTTTTAAATAGTCGTACATATATTTTTGTTTATTGAAGGGCCCGGGCTGCACCGGTATAAATTCATTGTTTGGCGATCCAAAATATCCGCTGTCAAAAACATTTTGCAGTCCCTGGGTATCATTGTCATTATCTCCAAACGCCTCCGCGACCGGTGCCGCCTCCAGCATTTTGGAAATTTTCCAGGCTTTTGTTTTCATAAGGTCCGCGACGGTGTGCCTCTTTTCTTTTTTCCTGGACTTATCCTCCGCGGCGCTGCGCGCGCCCTTGGCGGCCTGGTCTTTCGTCTCCGCGGCCCTTGTCCAATCCGGATCCGTTATGCGCTCGCGTACTACTTCATAGCCGACGGCCTTCTTTGTGATCGGGTCAATTTTTCTCCGGACGAGGCAAAAAATACCGCTCACTCGCGTTGCCTCTGTCTTTGCCGCTTTGCCTTCGCCCACGGTGACGGTCTGCGGGATCCGGAATCGCTCGTAATATTCTTCGACTGGTACCACGGCGTTAAATTGGTAACGCGGCTGCCCGGTGAGCGGATCTTCGCCGCGCAGGCTCTCATAAAATGTTTTAATCGGTCCCTCGGGCGTAAGCATCCTAGAAAATATTTTTTTAATCTTTGGAGTGGTGTCTGGCGGTTGCAGATCCGGCGGTAGTGGAGCGGGGGTGCTTTTTCTTTTTGCCATAGATCGGGGCCTCCTCAATTAAAATATGCAGCTCTGCGATTCATTATAGCCGAGACCGGCCTGTTTACAATAGTTTTAGCCAGGGGCTGTCTTGTCGTCGATCGCATCTCGCCGACCCAAAATAGGGCCCCGGCCACACCGTGGAAAATATCGTCGCTACTGTTTAATGCCGGCTCGACCTTTTTGCCGTCCAGCAGCTCCAGCTGGCGGCATTCATCGGCCAGGGTAACGCCTCCGCCCTCCGCGGTCTCAAAGGTCCGGTCGTAAATGTCAAGCTGCGCCTGGTTTATAAGCGCGACAAAATTGTCAGCGGGCCCCATGCTGGAAACAATGGACAGCTTTTTCGTCTCTATTTTCTTTGATTTCAGCAGCTGCAGGCTGTCCTCGCTCTGGAAATTGTCATAAGAGACAACGTGTAGTTTAAATCCCATGCGCCGCAGCTCAAAAACGATCGCGCGGACCTTGGCGTAATCAAGGTGTTTTGTCGGCGTCGGTGCAAATCGCTCGTAATAAGGCACAATAGCCTTTTTCTGAACCCGGTCCCAGTATGCCAGGCCAAAACCGCAGCCGTGCCGGCTTACGCTTAAGTCAATATGCACGGCATAAAGCGCCCCGGGGATCGGTTTAAACCAGTCGTGGAATGCCAGCGGGTAACCGTCGCTATCGTATTGTTTGACCGGGTGCCGCAGCTTGCTTTGCTTTAGGATCCGCTCCAGGGGCTCCACGTCCATATAGGGCGTGATCGCGTTGCTCGGCCTGGCCGCGAAGTCCCTGCGCGCCTTGTGCTCGTTGGCGTCCCAGTCCGGCTTGAGCTCCACCGGCACCTTCATGCGGATGACCGGATCCCAAAAGGAAGGCAAGCCGAACGTCCCCTTCGGCTTGCCTTCCCACAGCGCGCGGCGCACCGCGAAGACCCGCCGGCTGTGTTTGCTCTCCGCGTACTTGCGCTCGATGAAATCGCCGGTCAGCCGCGGGTTGCTTATCATAACCATGAGCGGCTTCAGGTACTTCATCATCTTGTAGAACGGCTTTTTGCGGATCGCGACGAAGCGCGACTTGATGCGGCGCTGGCCGGCCACGTAGATCTCCTCCGCCTGGTCCTTGATGTCGCGGCTCGTGTTGATCCCTGGCTGCCGGAGGTAGGCCGCCTCGTCCATCACGAAGCACAGGATGTCGTAGCCGAGCGGGAAGTTCGTGGACGAGTTTCCTGGGATGATATTGATGTCCTTTGGGAACCGGAGCCGGCTCTGGATCTTTGGGTCGTACGGACAGAACCGCTGGAACCACGGAGAGTTGTTTATGATGCCCTTGATCTTGCCGAACACGATGTCCTTGGCCTGCGGAGCGCTGGTCGCCATGTTCATGAAGGCGATGGACTGGTCTTTCATGACTCCCAGGGACTTTTGCGGGTCCTTGAGCCCCTCGACGTAATAGGTCAGCATGGCCGTGATCGTGCCGGCCTTGGTCGACTTGCCGTCTCCGATCGCCTCGATGAATGCCGCCTCCTCGATCTGGTCGCTGTTAAAGATCTTGAGGATATCCTCACGGTGAGCCGGATAAAGGCCCTGCTGCGTCTTCTCGTTCCACTTGAGGTTCAGGTATTCGGGGTCATCCAGCAGCATTTCCGGAGGCGCGGGGACCTCGTTAAACTCCGCCCACTCCGGAAGGACCTGGGCCGCGAGCCGCCGCAGTTCAGGACTGGACAGCTTTGCGAAGCCTTTCGACAATAAGTTGTCGAGCTCCTGCGTCGATGACTGCGAGATTTTTGACCTCCACCGTGAAGTTGTTCTGGACGTTGTTCGTCGTGCCGCCTGGCTGCTGCTCGCGCTCGTCCAGGCCCAGGCCCTTCCTTTCGATATCTACGCCGGCACGGATTGCCGTGATCGCCTGGGTCCCGTCCAGCATGTCTATCTGCTCAAGGCTCCGGACGCCCTTGGCCTGGAGCATATTGCCAAGGTTGACGTGCTTCAGCTTGGCCCTGGCTATCTTGTCCGCCGCGGCCTCGATGAACTTCTGCTCGGCCCTCTCGGCTGATTTTTGTTGCGCTTCCATGCCCTTTTGAATCCAATGCTCGCGAGCCGCTCTTTTCCGAACGGTGCTGTGAGGTACCTTGACCGCAGCCGCGAAGTCCGCCAGGGTCCTGTGGCCGCCCTGGATCCACTCCAGCTTGAGCTTATGCCAGTTGTAATGCGGGGTCTTCACAGATATCTCCTTGCGTTACGGGAGAATTCGAGGCGGATCGCCAGGTCCACGATCTTGTCAGCCTCTTTAAACGTCAGGATGTCCGCCAGGGCGCGACCCGCCTTTTCAAAGCAGGCCCTGCAGATCGTCTCATCGTTCTTTCCGAGAACGGCACCGCACTCCGGACAGTTTACACGTCTTTTTGTTCTGGCCATGCAGACCTCGTCAAAGCAGGATGATGAACAGGTTTATGCTCGCCGCGCTGGCCCAGTATCCTCCGTGGCGCCAGTCCCTACAGATAAAGCATACCACTGCCGCGCAAAGATTGAGCCCCAGGGAAATGCATGGGAAGATTTTGACCATGATCGGAACTAGGTC